GCCATCGATGTTACCGCCGTTGATATCAACAGTTGCTAGAGTAGATGTTCCAGAAGCGCCTAGAGTAGTAAATGAGCCTGTGCTTGGGCTAGACGCACCAATAGTGGCTCCATCAACTGTACCGCCATTAATATCGGCTGTAGCAGCTACAAGGCTGGTGTTTGCATTAAGAGTAGTAAATGTACCAGCGGCTGGAGTAGAAGTACCGATAGTAGTACCATCAATAGCACCAGAGTTCAGGTCAATCGATGTGATAGTAGTTGTACCAGTAGCTGCTAGATTAACCAGTGTTGTGTTACCAGTTACACCAAGCGTAGAACCAAGAGCCGTTGCTCCTGTAATATTCATAGTGCCACCAATAGTAGCATTACCTGCGGCAGCTATTCCCGCACTAAGAAACAAATCCTGAAAGCGTACAGAGTTAGAGCCTAAGTCTACAGTATCTGTTGCCGCTGGGAGTACAGCATTACCGCTTTGTACTTGTAATAGTTCTCGCCAGACAGCCGCTCCGGTAGAACTACCTACGCAGATGTATATACGGCCTGTATTAGTATTCTCCCACAAAGACCCCGGTGCGTAACCCTCAGTATTATCATTAGAAACAACGGGCGTAGTTGTGGCATCAAGTTTATTCTTACCACCAATACCACCATGATCGGCTGGAAGGTATCCTACAATAGACGTAGCAAGGTTAATCTTAGGAGAGTTACCACTTGAGCCATCGTGAGAGTGACCTGTAGTAGCACTGAAGGCAGCTTGTAATTGGTTAAATTCTGTATTTAGCGGCGGCGCTGTAATTGGCGAACCGTTAATAATACTACCAGTGGACTGTCGTGTATAACCCGCCATCTGTTATCTTCTCCCTGCCGTGGTAAATTCAAAGACCATGCCCTGAATAGAGAACGGTTCTGTCTGACCTATCGTTACAAAAGTTGCCTGTGCCGAAAAACCCGATCCTTGAATATCACTGGTCATTATTGGCTTTGATGAACCACCATAAAGTACGTTGGTTGCGTTGTATTTAATATTCCTACCGCCATATCTGGTAGGTGCGCCTGTTGAGGATTGTGAGTACGTAGCGGGGGTTGATGTAGCCCCATCGCCCCAATCATACGTCATACTTAAAAGCATCTCAAGTGGACCTTCGGCCCTAATGAACGTATTTATCTTACGCATTGTTTTACGTTGTTCAGTTTCACCAAAATCTAAGTAAGGTGTTGCGTAGATAGATATAATATCGCCGCCATTGAAACTTGTACCAAATTCTTGTTTGTATACCCTACCGTCATAATCCCCGTGTAGAATGTTCTCAGTAGTGCCTACATAACCACTTGTTGTGCATGAGGCTCGTATACCTAGTAATTCACCAAACTCCCAAGATATTGCGCCTGTGCTGTTTGTAAGACCGCCAATAATACCAATACTATCAGAGGCTGATATACTATCGTCACCAATAAAGTATCTTATCTGAGACTTTGATCTAATAACAACGCCATTCAGCGTGTCCATATCTTCGTTAGCAATGATATCTACAAGCGTAGCCTGTATTGGTTTAGATACTGTTTCTAGTTCAACATCCCCGATACGACTTGTACCTGCAACAGGTCTGAACCCATCAGGGCTTAGGAACATAAGATCACCGCCGATTTCAAGTACGCTGTCTCTAGCAACGCAACCCACGTTAGCAGTAACCTGATCAGTAACAAAATTATTGGCAGCGTCTAAGGTAATCTTCTTGATGCCGTTTGTACCAAATATAAATAGGTCATCGCGGAACGGTTTGATTTGTATTATATCAAATCCAGCGGCTATTTGCCCTGCACCCGCACCACTTGTGAAATCATAAAATCCATCTGTATCTGTAGTAGTCGTGGGGGCTGAGTGGGCTATTGTAGCACCGAATGCAGTATCCCCTGCTAAAAACAAAGTATTTTGGAATACGTCTACCAAAGAAGGTGCGTTAATACACTGCGGTCCACCACCTGTATTTGTACCGCCAGCGGTAAACCCACCAGAGTTAGTAGACTTTAGTTCTTCCCAATTAGTACCATCAAAAACAATGGCTGGATTTACACCGTCTACAAATACAATCTTGTTACCTGCGCCAAAGTTAAAAGACACATGACGTAACTTACTAACTGTACGTCCGTTAAGTGTCATTGGCCTAGTAACTGAGTAATCTAGAGTATACTTACGCCACCCAATATATGGAGTGTAGTGGTAAAAACTGTAGTTACTTCCACCTGCGTCTTTCCGTGCAGCAATAATCTTAGTGGTATTCGTTACATCGTCTTTGAATATGGCAAGACCAAGTACTTTACCCTGACCTGTTGTCTGACCTGCTACAGTTACCTCACCGTAGTCGCTGTCATATTCATCATACCCCTCAATACGCCTATAGCCCCCGAAGAGGCTAGGTTCATAGTTAACTAATCTTGTTGCAGCACCGGGGGCATTATCCGATAAGTCTAAGTGATTTTCGTTACTGTTTAGACCGCCGCTACTGATTAGTTTATAAGACGTAATCTTATCAGGCATTAATATCTAATCCGCGTGTCTCGTACATATACTTCATTGTTTATGTAGAGCGTCTGAAGGTCTTTGATACCCTTCTCAAAGGCTAAGAAAGCGCCTTGGGCTGCTTCTAAGTTATCCTTGAACATGTACATATGATAGATTGCACCATCAATCAGTATTGTATCAAAGCTTTCAGGTATTCTGGTAACATCCGTTGCATTCGTAATGTCAGAGTAATTCATAAAGTAGCGGAACTTAATAGTATATGCTTTATCCGGTGAGGGCGTTATCCCGTACCCATTACCATGTCCCGCAAATACAAATTCAGGGATACCCCTGCCTAAGTTACCTGCCGAATAATCATCATCACGATGTCGGGAGTACCATTCGTCTGTGTCTATAACCTTAAGAGTTTTAAACCCTGTGCTTAGACTATCATTCTTTTGTATTTGAAAGCTGTTCCAATCAACAACTTTAAAGTACTGGGGCCAAGTATATTCTGTCTGACCTGCTACTAAGGTATCGGTTTCTTCAGCCGCGTTAAAAGGCCAACCAAATTCAGCTTGGTTTATTTTTGCAACCGCTGCTTTAACAGCGTCCTTAACAAGTGCCTGAACGCCACGAACCGACCCGAAGTCGGCTTCAGCAATCTCAACTTCATTAAGACGCCGTAGTGTTTGATTACACAAATCAATGTAGCTTGTTGGCATTACAGTACCTTAATAAAGTGCATTACTTTTAGAAAAAAGTAAGGGGCCAGCGCTTGACCAGCCCCTACTATAGCTTTATGCTAGGTTGTAGTTCGCAGTGAACAGAGCTTCAGGGCGAAGAATCTTGCGCCCATATAATTGCATCCCGCGCACAACATCCGCGAAGGTTGTTTGACTACGGAAAGTTTCTGTTTTAGCGATCTGTTCCGCAGTAGCAACCGCAGACGCATGACCAGCAACCAACACACCGAAGTTAGTCTCGGAGCCAGTTGAAAGTGCTACACCAGCGCCTGTACCTTCGTATGGAAGATTGTTAGACTTGTAGATGGAGAAACCACGGATAGTTCCGGGCAACTTACCATTACGCATCTCATCACCGCCGCCGAAGTCAGAATTGATGAGCTTACTTGACTCATCCATCAATACTTCTGCAAACACTGGATCAACTACAAGCCACCGTCCATCTGTGTCCACATTAGCAACGTCCATCTGACGGGCAATGCGGTTCATGATAGCCAATGGTGATGTAATACCACCAGCACCGCCACCTGCGGCGATTGGAATAGATGTTACTTCTCCAGCATTACCCAAGTCTGCGCCACCGAAATCAGTGATATCCAACTTGTTTGCTGCCAAAAGTTCATCGTTACCAGCGTTAGAGTCAGCCTTAGTGCCGTTGATATCGCCAGATGCTGAACGCCGCGCCCAGTTAGAAGGTGTCTTCCAACCTGATAGGTAGCCAAGTACTTCTGCGTCAAAGCTATCACGAAGTTTGTAACCCGCACGATCCGATGCCAAATCTTGGAACGAAATATGTGAGTGAGCTTCTTCGATATCATCGATGGCGAACTGGAAGTAGTTTGCTTGATCTACTACCATAGTGAAATCGGCATCTGTCAAATCTTGTGTTGCAAGAGCCGTACCACGTTCATAGTTCGTAATGGTGATGTCCGGTTCTTTAATGATTTTAACAGAGTCACCGAAGTTGGCGATTTCGCCACTATAGTCGGTGTTAGTAACCGCGTCAACTACTGATGCCTTACGAAACGCCTTTTGAACTTTTTTGGAATAGATAACTGGCGAGAAGTTACCTGAGTTCAGGTTTGTATAACCTGATGCCTTTGGGAATGCCATTTGTTGTCTCCTTGAATGAAATGGCTATGTATACACTTCTATAAATAGAAGCAGCTAGATCAGACAATTAAACAGCCGTGTCAGTATATTAGAGTGTCGTTTAGAACGGGTCTAATAGCACTGGTGTACTTCTAGTCGTATTATCTGGAGGGGTAAAGATTGGGGTGTACTGCTATAGTGTCCCTCTCTTCTGTAGTATATAGATCATTATAACATAATAGTTTATACACTGCAATAGTTAATTGTTATTATATGCACCCTATCGGGCGCATCCGAAGGATACAGCTAAGTGTTATATACGTCAACTGTACCCTTCAAATTATTTTATCGTGCTGCACCTGTCATGTCATAGGCAAAGTTACCAGACTGAATAGCCGCATTAATGGCTTCTTCATTGGCTTCGTATTCACGATCTGACATGTCATTAACCATGCTCTCTGAGAATTTAGCTTTGCTACGTGTTGCTGGTGAAGACGCTGATGTTCTACCTACAGCTTGTGCGGCTGTATTAGAAGTACCTGAACGCTTAGTATCAGCCTTATAAAGGTCAATAGTTCGTGCAGCCCACTTAGCGTCAGTATTGTTCTTATAGACGCTATCCTGAATTGCAGATGGCTGCAAAGCAACCCATTCATGGAACCGTGGGTCTTGCCGGATTTGTGCAAAATCTGGATGTGACTTCATAAGTTCCTGTTCAGCACTCTGTCGGTGTAAACTTTTTTCAAACTTCTCTACTTGGACAAGGCGCTTTTCACCTTCAGCTAATACTTCGTTTGCTCGTTTACGCGCAATAGTATCAACAATTTGAGCTACATCAGGATATTTCTTAGACCACTGATCAATCTCTTCGTCCGTTTTAGGGAACTTGATCTGTTTACGTGTAGCGGTTTCTAACTGAGCTTTTACCTCTGCTACTTCTTTATCCTTCTGATCACGAATATTTTGGATATGTCGTTGTATATCCTGATACCGTTTCTTATAGCTTTCTTCTTCTGCACCTAACTGTTCAACAGGGGCTTCTTGATTTTGCGAAACCTCTTGGCTGTATGTTAGATTATCCTCTGCTTCTGGAGCGCGGGTGTACTTCTGTTTCTTTTCCATGTTTTCCTCTCTGGGTCCGACTAATCGGGTATCCAAATCAATAAAGGAAGGCGATCTTTTGTTTCTTCACCATTCCCGGTAAACTGGATGTCTGTGGGAGTACCTTTTCAGTATCCTCAGTATCATCCATCTTATCGTCCACCTCTACGGCGGCGATCTCTACATCAACGTCCTCTTCAGGCTCATCGACTACTTCTTCTTCAACAGGTGCTTCTTCAGCGTGTTGAATTAAACCACTCATCTTCATGCCCATAAGACCCATCTCAGCCTCATCGTACATGGACATAATATGCTTAATGCCGTGCCACTTAACGACATGCGCTGGTAGAACAAACTCATCAGTGCTTATCTTGGCGTCAATATCATCACGTACATTCTCTGGTGTAGAACCTAGAGGAATAGGATTGCCGCTTACTTCGTCATATCCCATGATACCGTCCATACCACCGCAGCCGCATTCTTCTTCATTGCCACAACCACAAGACATGCCGCCGTGATACATCTGTACGGTCTCACGCTTATCACCTGACATAACTTCATCTTCTGGGGCGTCTTGAAGATTTTTCTGAATAGCTTCGCCACGCGCTCGTTCATAAGCACTGACTTCGTTATTACCGTCTAAGTCAGCTTTCTTATCATCTAACTGAAATTTCTTCTGAGCCATTTCTCTTCCTTCCTTTGTGGTTATGCCTCTTGTAGCAGTGGCTATACCACCCAATGCATACTCAAGCGTGTCAGTGTCTGGGTATGTAATTTTTACGTTATGACTTCCCGCAGTATCATATACGGGTTCTTGATTCCGGTAGCCTCTGTAGAATGTATGCTTACCAATCTTTACTGGATCAGGGCCATTAAAAGATGTACCCCGTTTGTTAGTTGTTTCTGTATTCTGAAAGAAGGTACGTCCATCTACTGCGTCTTCCCCTAACTGAACATAGTCGGCAAACTCAGCGTATTGTTTTTCTAACTCTTCTTGTGGGGCAGGTATCTTGAACACACCCCCATATTTACGCACAGGTTCAAATTCTTCGGCACTAAGTACTTCATCTACGGTATTAGGAAACCTGTCTGACGCAAGCCTATTAAGAATAACCCCACGGACAGCATTACGACCTTCTACACCTTCTCCCTTAGCCTCTGCATATACTACACGTTCTATCTTATGTGAGTCATGATATGGTATTTCCAAAGAGGGTCTTAGTTTAGGTCTAAGAGAAGACATTAAGCCTTTTGTGTCTGACATTACTCTGCGCCCTTTATTACTTCATCTCTCAGAGTTTCTATGCGTTTTAATTCCGCTATAGCACCCTGTATTTCTAAAATACGATGGTGATCTTTAGTAGTCTCTAAGAGGTGATGCATCTGCCAGATACGTGCTTTGGCATAATCCTTTAAAGAAGAATACTGATCTTTATCGTTTACTAAGGGTAGCAACCCTCTGTAGAATTGCTTATCCATTACTGCGCCTTTTCTTGTGGAACAGGCTTTGTGCCAAAATGACGAATATATGTCATGTCTTCAGAATATGCCTCTGCCCATCTATTCTCAGTAAAGGTAGCAAAATTAATCAAGTTATCTGTGTCTATAAATAATATTCCTACGTCTTCTTTTAGAGCTAGTACTTCTTCTTTTAATATATCAATCGTATGTGCCTGTTTAGACACCCACCACACTGCGGCAGCTAATTGTACAGCCATCGCCAAAACTAGGGCTATAGGCAGTTTAACATTATCCATTACTTACTCTCTACATTTAATAGTCTAATTTCTAGTTCTGCCATTTTAAGCTCTAGCTCTCGTACACGTTTTATATTTTCTTGAACTTCAGACGGTGGCTCAAAATCATCAATCCAATCGTCATTCTCTTCAATTTCAACAAGCATCATTTCTTGTTCGTGTTCTATAAAAGCAAGCCTCTCCATAATTCCAAAGTATGCCCACACAGATACACCCGTAAAAGCTATTAAGCTTAGTAGGTTCTTTAGAGGTATTGTGAACTCAGAAGTCTCTGATAGCTTTGTCATTACTGTACTGGGCCTTGTGGGGGCTGTTGTGGTTGAGGTGCATTACCGCCGTTGGCTCCACCGCCACCACCTGTGAAACCCTGTGCGTCTGGCTCTGGGGCTTGTCCGGGGGCTATATTACCGCCACCATTGCCTGTTGGATCAGATACTGGGGGTGGTCCACCCTCTGGCGCAGCACCTTCAGGCGGGGCTGGTTGTTGGGGCATCATAGCCTGTATCTCAGCCATCATCTTCTGTTGGATTGCTGCCTCACGCGGATCATTAAGTATCTTGTCTTCGTCTAAGTCCATAGACGCAGCTAGCTCACGCAAGATGTAATCATATTTAACAAACGGAGCCATCTGTGGGTTGGCAGTCATTTGCATGAACTGCAGTAGTCGTTGACTACGTACCTCATTACGCATCAGACTTTCAGTACCCCGTGCCTTAACAGCAAGGTCTCCAATAAATTCTTTATCGAAGTTGAACTGCATGTTAAATGCAAATAGACTTTTGCCT